TAGAAATACAAAAACCATGGGCAGTGCATTGTCCACCGAGTAGGACGAATTTCTTTAATTATACATACACACTACATCAATTGTGTGTACTGTTAGACCAAACCCAATATTTGCCCTATATTCCAATGATGAAAGATAGAGAAAAACAATTAGAACAAGATATGATATGGAAAAAGGTATGCAATGATTTGGACTGGGAATATTTTCCGACAGTATAATGCGCAAAACACATGTATTTCCAACAACTGAATCCTCAATATCACAAATGTTCTCTTACTGCCTAAATTTGTTTCGTTTATATATGAAAAAAATAAACCATCGTTTGATGTGTAGTCTAAAATACACATCAATATATAATTTTCAAATAGTTGCGTCTACAACTGTTATATGTTTCGTTTGCTGCTTACTTAAGCAATACGAATACCACCAACAAGAGTACTACCAAGTGTCATACCTGCACCATTTCTAGCACTGGACCCCATGGAGGGAATAAACACGTCGAGGATGCTAAATGTAGCAGCAGCTGTTAATGCGATGATAACAATCTCCTCAACACTTAATGCCTTTTTGGGGATTAACATAGCACAAATGGCAACAGCCAAACCTTCAATAAGGTATTTGATAGCACGTTTCAAAAGCTCGTTCATGTCAAACATTTCGGTCATACTGAATATATAATATATTCAAATAAAATAATTCGTTCTAAATGGATTAGATATACAACAACCATCGAGGAAATACGCGTACATGTAAATATTATGTTATCCTGAAAACACTTAAATAAAATGTAATATTATAGATTATAATGTCGTCGTTCGAACAAAAGATTATGAAAAACGGTGAACCTAACCCTAAATATGTGGATTTATGTGATGAAGATACCACGATTGCTGGTCAAAAGTTTGCATGTTTGTCATTCGTATCTCCTGAAAAAATTCTAAAGAAACGTGAAGTATATTTGTTCGACCAGTTCATAAAGAACTGGGAGTTCTCTAAATCAATGGAAAGATATTTTGAGTTTATTCATTTCATTTCGTATAAACACAATATGAATGTAGATAACCTGATTGCCGATTTCAATGATTTCGTGAAAGAAGAGTCTGCAAAGCTAAAGAAGAGTGGTATCGAAGATGATTACAAAAATTTCATGGATAAACAAGAAGAGAAACTAAACGAAAAATTCAACAGAGAGCATTCGTTCCAAACATCTGTACGTGGACTTAAGGTAAGAGGAACATTTGCATCACAAGAGGAAGCCGAGCAAAAATGCAAAAAGTTGCGTGAACAAGACCCAAATCACGACATTTTTGTAGGACCGGTTGGGGTATGGATTCCATGGGATCCAGATGCGTACAAGACCGGACGCGTCGAACATCTAGAGGAAGAGCTTAACGCGTTGCACAAAGAAAAGATGAAGAACGAAGAGATGGCAAAGAAGGAATTCGAAGAGCGTATACGCGAAACTAAAAAGAAGGCGATTATGGAGAATATTGAAAAGGCTAAATCGAGTGGTAATGTACTTACCCAGACCATGGACGACGATGGTAATTTGATAGGCGTTAAAGAAACAGTCAACTTTGAGGAACGTGATGTAGCTAATGCAGAATCAACTCAATTACGCAACGAATTATTGATGGAACAAAGTGGTGGCAATGACTCACTCGAGAATGTGGATTAACCAAAATAAAAAATGATATAAACATATGATGTATTTTATTATAATACATCATACTAACAAATGACTACACTTTGTGACATATTGTATCGAAAATACATTATATCTAGTGATAATATACTTCAACCTGAATGGATTGATTCAACTAGTGTGGATTCGCTATTTTACCATGAATATCGCGAAGAAAATGACATACAGTTTTTATTGTATTCTATTTTTATGTCGATTTATGCAAAATCTGCAAATGATTTTGTAAAAACAAAGTATAATTATTTGAAGCGAACCCTTTCTAATCCTTTTTATAGTGACGAACAAAAAACAAAATTTATGAAAATCTTTCAAAATACACAAAAATTATATCATATATTATGTAGATTTGCATACAAAATAAAATGGAAAAAAACTGAATATGCGATTGAACACGATTTGTTGATGAATCCTATTAGTGAAAAACAGTATTTTGTATTGCCATTACTGCATTCTGGAAAAAAATATTTATTAACAAAGAGCGATTTGACCAATATTATCGAGACATCATTATTAAATTCACCGTATATTTACGCAGAGCCATTACCTATCAAAAACCCATACAACAACTTAATATTTGATAAGTCTCATTTATATACAATTTATTTCTTCATGAAACATGGAGGCTTTGTATTGCCATCGATTTTTCATCAATATTTTTTGTATAATTTTCATTTAAAATTGTTTCGAAACAATAATGAGGCATTAATCCGCAAAATGCATATTTCATCCATGATAAAAACAAACAATACAAAAAAAATGAAATCTGATATTTATAATATGATTCGCGTTCACAACGATAATTACATTAATCCGGAAAGACATATTCGAATTCATCATGAGTTCCCAATCGATACGTTAATTAGTACGATGACACCATATTTACATATGTATTATACATCTGCATATGCTCTAGATATGACTGAAAAATCGACGGCAATGATTGATTTAAAACATCAACTCAACGTTTTTCAAAAAACATCACCCACATTTGGTAGGAAATTTATGCAACCCACTTCATATATAGCAATACATCCGCCGTTTACCGACCATGTATATGATACTCGATGCAAGCATTTTGTATCTTCTCCATATTCAATCAATTATGATACATGTCATTGTGAAATTATTGATGATGATGATGAACCAAATGAAATTATTGTACCTTATCCTCCTATGTTACATAGTAATTTGATTGTTCCGCATACGTTGAATATGATGTTTGAGGATGATGAGGATGATGAGGAGGATGATGAGGAGGATGATGAGGAGGATGATGAGGAGGATGAGGAGGAGAATGAGGAGGAGAATGAGGAGGAGGATGAGACCCAAATGAATATATGTGAAGATTCTATTACAGATAGTGTTGAGGGTTGAGCAATAAATCATTCAACAATTACCATTTGGATTTTTTCACATTGATTGTTTGAGCACTTTTCTTCTTGGATTTACTTGGGTCATACGCCTCATCCTCGTCATCTGACCCCATATTTTTGGATATTTCCCAAAATTCTTTTGACCCTAATTTGAAATTGGGATGATTTTCTGCCTTATACCAGAATATTTGGTCGTTCAACTTATTCGATTTTGCATTGTTATTAATGACTAAACATTCAAAGTTCTCGGTACATTGGTCCATAACTGCACAAAAAGATTCTAATGTTGGAAACATACTCGCATAATTTTCCCAAATACGTTTACGGTTTGTCAAATAAGGTTCTCTTAATATAAACACATAATCGATATTGGTACGTAGATTTGGTGGAATACCAAGTGGATATTGCATAGTAATAATAAGCATAATTTTCCAATGACGTCCATTCATGAATAACAATCTCATCATCTTGTCTCGAGTCCACGATGCATCATACAAACAATCATCTAAAATGACAAACGCTCGAGGGTCAATCGTTGTCCGTTTGTACATTTCTATTTCCTTTTTAACCTGTTTTAGTACGGTTTTTTGCCGACGTAATATATTTTCAATAAGGACCGTATTATATTCTTCATGAATAAACAACTTTGGTACATGTGCTGCATAAAACCCATTTCCAGCTTCTGTGCCAGACATAACAGTGCCAATGGGAATATCCTGGTGATAATATAACAAATCTCTTACTAAAAACGATTTACCGGTATCACGTCTTCCAATAAGAACTACAACCGGTCCTTTATTTTCATCTGGTTTAAACGTAATCTCTCGCATATTGAATTTTTTCAGTTCAAGTGTCATTGTATGTATTATATAGAATACTATACAAAATGTATTTTTAGGATGAACGTGTTGTAGTGAATGTGTTCATTAGTTTAGAATGATTGAAAAATATGTAGTGACCACTTATATAGTTTTCAACATAACATGACAACCAGAGATGAAACCCCTAAATTCAAATTACATTACATGAAACATAATGTAATATCCATGACAGATTTAGAGAAATCGGGTATAACAATTACTCCTGATGATATAGATGCCGAATATGTTCCATTTCATATAGATTCTGTTCAAAATTATAATCCTATTTACAATATTTGGTTTTCATTGAATGCTACCAATTACAACCGCATGACATTGAATAGTGTATATCAAATAGTGGATATGAATACTGTATTAGATTCACAAACCAAAAACAACATTTCCCAGCAAGTATTCATCAAATACTCTCCGCTATTAGACCCAGTTCGATATATGGTGGGTAAATATGATTCAGGTAAAGAGACTATTTGCAACTTACCTACATTGACAAATGAGTCTGTTCATCCAAAACTACAAGACCCCAATAATATGGCATATGTGGACGGTTTTTTTAGTTATTTGTCTAGTCAATTGTTACATACTCATAATTGTATGCATGGTATTGATTATTATGGGTCATTCACTGGTATCCAGGAACAACATAAAATGGATATTACAGATGATTACGAATATCTACAGTCATCGATTTATTTCAAAAATAACATTAATACTTTATTCAAAACGTCGCATGTAAATGCAGGTGGTTACTACAATTATGGTTCTCATGCAAATAAACCAAGGTTACAATTATTAGGTACACCAAAACACACCATAGATGCTATTGCGATTGAAGATATAAATGAGGATATCGCGAAAGATAGTCCCGATACATCATCTGAACTGATATATACAACGCCGATTAAGGGGAAACAATCTGGTTCGTTCAATACTTCCACGTCGTCAATGTCGTCATCCTCGAGTGATAATTCTAACAATAGCGATACTACTATCGAAGCGGATGATGATGATGATGATGATAATGATGATGATGATGAGAGTGTGTGGGATACAGACGAAAGTGATTGTAGCGATACTGAGTCTAGTATACAAGAAGAAACATATTTTGCATACATAAAAGATTTTCCGGTCCACTGTATTGCTTTGCAAAAATGCAACGGAACTTTCGATACATTATTAGAAAATAATAATATCACAAAAGAGCAAGGCATTGCAGCATTAATGCAAATTGTTATGACATTACTTTGTTATCAAACTGCATTTCAATTCACCCATAATGATTTGCATACGAATAATATCATGTATATTGATACGGAAGATGAATTTGTATATTATACCTATAACCGCACTACATATAAAGTGCCAACGTATGGTAAAATAATTAAATTAATCGATTTTGGACGAGCGATTTACAATTACAATGGGCATCGTTTTTGCAGTGATAGTTTTGCGCCCTCGGGCGACGCATCCACCCAATATAACTGTGAACCTTATATGGATGATAACAAACCTAGACTAGACCCCAATTATAGTTTCGATTTATGTAGATTAGGGTGTTCATTGTATGATTTTATCATTGACGACGATGACAAAGAGAGCGAGTATGACGAATTGCAACAAATTGTTCACGATTGGTGTTTGGATGATAATAACAAGAATATACTATATAAGCAAAATGGAGAAGAGCGGTATCCAAATTTCAAGTTATACAAAATGATTGCACGTACAGTTCATAACAAAACTCCTGCCGAACAACTTTCTCGACCGGTATTCAATAATTATGTGATTTCTTCCAATGAGAACATCCCGGATAGCATGCACATGAATATTGATTTATTGCCAGAATATTACACTAAGTATATGTAACTTATTCTCAAACTGAATTCATTATTATTAGCTTTATAATAATGAATAGAATAATTATCTATTAGTTAACTTTACTAGATTACTCCATAAATTGTGTTTTAAACATTTCAGGTGTCATTATTGGTATATTGTCATCTTTTGCCTTCTTTGTTTTATTTGATACATCATCTAATGATTTTACAATCAAAATGTCAGTATGTTTACTCATTGCATCGTCTAATATTCCACCATTAGTTTTCAAATATTCTATTATTACTTTGTCACGTACTTTGGTCATGACAATATGTTTTTGATACAATGGGTGTTCTATATCGTATTCTGGTTGAACTTCGACCTGTATATTAGAAGCCGTATTGTCTAATTTATGCATCAGGTCGCACTCTTTCAAAAATTCCAAAAATACCGGAATATTTATTGAGAAACTGGATGCATTTTCTTTACCAATACCATCAATTGTTTGTAACATATTTTTTTTATCTTGCGTCAACTCATCACTAGTCAAAATATCAGGATATACCTTCATAATAGACTGTATTTTTTGTTTTGCAATTCCTCTGCCAAATTTGTTTGATGCTGACATAATATCCACCAATGATGCTTTATTTATTTTATCTTTAATACCATCGTGAATTTTATTTACCATTATAGGAATCTTATTTATTTTTTTGGGTTTGAATCCATCAATCGTTTGTAATTCGTCTTTTGTCATTTTTAATATAGCAGGTATGGTTTTATATCCTCCTTTCATTATTTTATTCACAATTCCCTTCCCTAGCCCGTCGACTTCTAATGCCGTAAAAAAATCAGTAATATTTTTTGCGTGTACAGTTTCATTGTCATCAATATTATTCAATATTACATCAACCCTGGATTCTGTCCAATGATATTCCTCATTTGGCATTTTTGCAGTTTCAGCAGGGGTTGTAATTGATTTTATATATGGTATTACATCACCACTTCGAATAATTTGTATCACCGATCCAATCCCGATTTTATTGGTTTCTATAAATTTACCATTGAATCCGGTAGCATATTCAATTGTAACCCCACCTAACCGGATTGGCTCGATGCGTACACGTGGTTTTAAATATCCACTTTTACTAGGTTCCCATAATACATCCACTACTTTTGCTTCTGCAACCTGGTCTGATATAATCATTTTGAACGCAAATGAATGTTCGGGATTGCCATCGGCCCTGGGATGAATCATATCATCGGTTACAATCACTCCGTCGATTTCATATTCGTGATTTGTTCTCCAATCTAACAATGTTTCAGATAACATTTCATTAGACAATGTATTGTCTAATTTATGGTGCACTACTTTATGTCCTAGTTCAATCAACTGTTTCATTTGTTCACTTGGTTTCAATGATGGTTTAATCACTTCATATGCAACAAAATCTACGTCAATTGTTTTCTCATCGACGGTTTTACGATTAATGATTCCTGAAACCAAATTTCGAGGATTTGCAAATTTCGATTTATATTTTTCCTCAAATATTACACGTGGTATAATGAATTCTCCTCGAACCACAATATTTGGTTCCAATGGTAGTTTAAAAACTGGTAATAAATGGCTAATATCCTGACCAATTGTTCCATTTCCACGAGTATACAATTTGGGGACATCACCTTCCGTTGTATACATTCCACTTACACCATCTAATTTACATGATAATACATATGGTCCTTTGTATTTTTGACACCATGAAATCAGTGCATTTGTATCTGGTTTTATTTTATCCATAGACGCCATTTTATAAGGGAGAGTTACTTTATGTTTTGTGACATTGGCTCCAATATTTACCTCTACGTTTGTTGGATATTTACGGTCAATAAATTCTCTTAAAATATCGTATTCGTTATCAGTCATAAAAGCAGTTTTTGTATTGTAATAACTATGGGAGGCAGCGGTATTCCAATCTACCAGGTTTGTTTCAGTCAATGTGTCTAACATATCTATTCCCTCTTTCCTTAATCTGTCCACATATTTGATTGTCTCCTCTATTTTTTTATCCATATTATCACTTTGTTCATTTGATTCTATATTCTTTTTAGATGACTCTTTTTGATTTTCCTTATTGGTGTCCACCGGGTTATCATATATTCGTTTTACCGTTTTATTCTTCTTTATACGAATAGTAGTGACAGGTTCATTATCACCTTTGTTTGCATGTAATATCGGTACTAAATCTGTTGTAATTGTTTCAATATTGTGGTCTTTATCAAGAATAGGTTCTTCATCCAATACTAATTTGGGTGCTATTATATTCAACTTTACTTTTTTAGCGTTTTTTCTTGGTTTTGGGTTCCCATCTTCATCCAATGCTACTTTGCGAGTTTTCTTCGGTTTTGGGTTCCCATCTTCATCCAATGCTACTTTGCGAGTTTTCTTCGGTTT